TATCCTGTCAACCCCTTTGGCGGATGGGGCGGGCCTGGTGCGCCTGTGGCGCCTCCCGCGCCCCCGCCGGCACCCGCGCCCCCGCCCGGACCTGTGCCCGTGCCACTCCCTGGTGGGCCGCCGTATGATCTGGTCCTGTCGTCCAGTAGCGTGGGGTCCGGCGTCGGGCTCCGTCTTTTCATCCCGGGCACCATGGTCGATGTGCGGGGATTTGATGAAAACGACGTGGGGGCCAAGGTCCTGGCCGGTGGGGGAGTGTACCGGGTGGATTTCGCCTATACCTTGGGCCACGCCAAGATCGTCCTCGGCACGATCCTGACCGCCTTTCCCGGGACGTTCTGGCCGGCGGGCACCTGGATCTCGACACCGCCGTGAACGCCGAGCAGGCCGCGCGTGCCCGGAAGGCCAAAGCGGAAATCCTGCTCGACCGGAAAACCGGGCAGGCGCGCCAAGCGGGTGCCGCCAGTGCCGAAGGGGCCTGGATCGCCACCCAGCGCCGGAAGATGGAAGGCTCGCTTTACGCCTTCAACAAAGGCGTCCTCGGCAAGACGTTCCTTACGGAATCCCTCCATCTCCCGGTCTGCCAGTTCCTCCAGCGCGTGCCCCCGATGCGGAAGGCGATTCTGCTGCCGCGGGAGCACGCCAAAACGACGATCGTATCCCACGGCCTCCCGATTCACATTCTCATCCAGCCGAAAGAGGCGAATATCTACTTTCCCGGCGAGGATGGCGCCGATCAGCGGATCATCATGACCGGGGAAACCGAAGCCCGCATGACGGACGCGCTGCGCGTTGTGGAATCCGCCTTCGAGACGAACGAGGTGCTGCGCGCCCTCTGGCCCCATCGCGTCTGGGACAATCCCCGGAAGCAGTCGAAGAAATGGAACGAACGCGAGATGATCGTGCCCCGGAACCAGGAATGGTCAGATCCCTCGATTCGCGCGATGGGCGTGGGGGCCGCCGTGACCGGCGCGCACCCTTCGGTCCTCATCAAGGACGACCTGGTGACGCTGGACGCTGCCAATTCGCCCCTCGTCATGCAGCAGGCCATCGACTGGCATATCGCCTCCCGAGCGCTCATCAACAAGCCGTCGAGTTTGGAGTTCCTGATCGGCACGCGGTGGGGGGTGGCGGATCTCTACCAATACATCCAGCAGAACGATCCCACCGTGGAATGGCTCGTGAAAGCCGTCGTCGAGGACGGGGACCCGATCTGGCCGGAGGCCTTTACGCTCGACAAGATCGCGCAGCTCCAACGGGAGTTCGGCGTGCTCTTCTCGTTGCTCTATATGAATTCCGGCTCCGATCCCGCCTTGACGGACTTCGACATGGAGATGGTTCGCGAGTTCTCGATCGTGGGCAACATGATCCAGTTCACCGAGGACGAGCGCGACGTGGCCATCGGCGAGCGGGTCAATACCCCAGCGTCGCGACCCGATCTGCCCGTGGGGACGGTCTTGACCCGCGACTCGTGGCAGAGTCTCTATCAGCCCGGACAGGGCTTCCGGTTGCGGGCGATCTGAATGACCCGTCTGCCTTTGGGGGATCTCTCCTACCGGGTGGCGTTCTGCGATCCCGCCGCTGGGAAGCGCCTCGCCCTGAAGCGCGTCCGGGCCCGGAGCGCGATCGTGGTGGTTGCGCAGGACACGTGGGGCCGCGTGTTCGTCCTCTTCGCCTGGGCCGCCCGCTGCTCGACCGATCAGTTGACGGCTAAGCTGTTCGAGGTCAACGACACCTTCCACCCCCGGACCTTCGGCATCGAGTCCAACGCCATGCAATCCCTCTACGGCGACATGGTGGGGCGGGAAGCCAAGTTCCGGGAGCGCCGGGTGCCGATCCTGGAAGTCCGCCAGCCGACCAACGTGGAGAAGACCTGGCGCATCCGCACGGTGCTCCAGCCTGTGATCGGGAACGGGCGGCTGTTCCTTCAGCCCCAACACCTCGAACTCCGGTCGGAACTGGTCAACTTCCCGATGGCACCGACCGTCGACCTAGTGGATGCCTTGGCCTCTGCGGTCAAGCTCCTCCCGGCGGTCCAGATCCGCCGGCAACAGGATGGGGAGCTGGAAAGACGCCTCGCCTATCTCCGGGAAACCGGGGCGCCGGCCGACTATATCGAGCGGGTCGCCCGGGGCCAGGTCGCCTAACCCACATTCCAGGCTTGACCTGGACGACGCAGGGTGTCACGATGACGCGCAGCGACGGATAACTGGGCCCTTTCACCACAAGGAGACACCGACATGGCCTCGAAACTGGATCTGGCAGGGCTGGCGCGGGTGAGTGCGAAGGAGCGGAACAGCTACCAGCAGGGACGCTCTGGCAGCGGCACCCCGATGCGGAGCGGGCCCGTCAAGAGCGCGAAGGGGAACCCGACGATGGGCGGAGGCATCAACCGTGCCACGCGGGGCAAGTAAGGGCCCGCGTCACCCTGGCCGGATGCCGCAGGCCATGCCCATGATGCCCATGATGGGCGAGGGCAGGCCCAAACCGGCTCCCAAGGGTCGCAAGAAAAGCCAGTCTGGGCGGGCCTTCGCGGTCCGCGCCGTGCGATCCATGTAGACAACCCATGGAAGGAGGCGTGCTGTGGCCCTGACACCAGCGCAGATCGTGACCCTGGCGACAGATATACAAACCCATCCCGAATTGGCCGAGTTCTATCTTGGCGCGGCCAATGACAACGTGGCGGTGCGAAACTATTACAACGCGCCCGATCCGACGCTGGCCGACTGCTGGCGCACGTCGTTCTCGCTCAATGACGCCCTCGCGGTGATGAACTGGACGACATTCATTGCCCGGAGCCAGGGGGAGCGTGACGCCTTCCGCATGATGTTCATGATCGGGCCGGTCAATCCCTCGTTAGCCAACATCCGAAATGGGTTCAGCGACATTTTCAGCGGAGGCACTGGCACCTCGATGCGCGCGGCGCTCGCAGCCGCCGCGAAGCGGAAGATGACACGTGCGGAGCGCCTGTTCGCCCTTGATGGCACTGGCACCTTCACGCTGACCTTCGAAGGGGCCATCGAGAGCGTGGACGTGAGCGCCGCCTTCGTCCTGATCCCGGGCGCCTAAATGCGACGGTCGCCGGAGTGGATCTTGCTGACATGGGACGGGTCAATCAGGAACTCTCTGGCTATCAATCTCTGTGGCCATACGCCGCGCAGTCTTCGAATCTCGGTCACGTCAGCATCAGATAGTCGTGCAGCGTAATGGGCTTCTCCATGTGGCGCGCGCTTTCCAAGGACGTGGTAGCGATGATGCTGATTCGCGCTGCGGCTGACATATTCGAGGTTCTCCGCTCGGTTGTCCACCTTGTCACCATTCAGGTGGTTCACCTCGTAACCCTTGGGTCGTTCTCCCAACCATGTACGTGCAATCAAATCGTGAATGGTGAATGTCCACTGCCGACCGTTGTTGCTCAAGGTCACTTGGAGATAGCCGGTTGGGCTACGGAACGGAGTAAACACAACGCCCCTATGGAGACGCATGAAGCGGTCTATACGGTCTCGGCTACGGACTCTGCCGCAGTCGCTGGCCTCATAGAGGTGGTCGTAGCCTGGCAGTGGAATCTCGTGCCACGTTTCGATCATGGTCAGATTCTACACCCCATAGGAGGAGATAGCCATCGCTAACATTGTCCTCTGGGATGCCGCCCCGACCAGCGAAGGCACCGTCCTGACCACGGAACTGAACGCCCTTGCGGATGGCGCGTGGTCGGTGGCGGGCACCGAGTACGACAATTCAACCGATCTCCGGCAGTTCTTCCAGGCGGTGGTGGCGGTGGACTTCGTGTCTGCGCCAACGGCCACCGGCTTCGTGTCCTTGTATGCGATCAGGGCCGTGGACGGGACGAACTACGACACGCTTGACTCGGACAACGACGCCCGCGCGGACAAGCTCGTGGCCGTCATCAGCCTGATCGACACCACGGCGGCGCAGATCCGTTCCTCCAACATCTTCACCCTCCCGGGGTGCAAGGTCAAGTTCATCTTGAAAAATTCCTCTGGGCAGGCGTTCCCGGCGACGGGCTCGACCGTGACGCTGTTCAGCCAGGCAGATGAGCTTCAGTGATCTCGTGCCGCAGTCTACTGCCATTACGGATCGCATAGACATGCGAAGTGGAGATTCCATAGTGTTTCGCGATGAGTTCTGCGGTTCCGACTCCTCAGGCCGAGTTTCTAATGGCTACGAACTGCCGATCCGTCAACTTCCGCATATCGGTGCGTGTCTTCGTCCAAGTGCCGTGTCGCCGACGGTCCAATGCGTTCTCACTATGGGTGGACCACGCAAGGTTTGCGAGCGTATTGTTGGCGGTGTTACCGTCGAGATGCCGCCCAAGATAATTCTTCGGGCGCGGCCCAACGAAAGTCTCAAGGACAAGATGGTGTGTCCGCCGCAAGACGACTGTGTTTTCTCGATGAAGGCCGACGACGAAGTACCGATTCGTCAGCGTTTGCTTGAGTTCTCGAATAGGATTTCGGTGGATTATTGTTCGAAATCCGTTCGCATGCCCACCAGGACTTCGTTGTTCCATGCCGCTCAGGACTCGGCCGGTATCCGTAATCCAGTAGCCCGGGAACCCACTGACCGGTTTCGTTTTCATGCCCTACTATACCATACCGGAGAACTCCAGTAATGCCGCGCTCGCTCCTCTGGCCCGACCCCCGCGTCAAGCCGCCGTTCGGCGCGGCGGAGATCGACTGGGGGCATCGCCTTGCGCAGGGTCTCCTCGCGGCGTGGCTCTTGAATGAAGGCGGAGGCCCAACGATCGACGTGACTCGTGGATTGGCCGCTGCGCCGGTCGGGGGGATTGCGTGGACGCCTGGACCCGGCGGGATGACCGCGACGTTTTCGACGACGGGCGGGAAATACTTTGCCGCGCCCAAGCCCGCGTATTTGCAGCAGGCGACCACGTCCGTCGTGAGTCGCATATGCAACCGCGGGGCTAGTAATCAGACGATCGCCTCGGTGAATTTCAATGGATCAAACGTCCCGTGGCGATTGAGTCTGATCGGTGCCTCATCCAATGGGTACGCATTTTATGATGGGGCGTGGCACAACTCTGGATTCGTGACCGATGTCACGGGCGATGGATTGGTACATACGATCGCCGGTAGTTATAACGGGCTCACGCTTCGGTACTATGTAGATGGCACATTTGATGCCTCATTCGCCTACACAGGCACGCAGTCGCTCGTGAATACGAACACATTTGACATCGGCCGGTATGGTAGCGCCGGATTCTATTTTGACGGAGACATTTATCACGTCTTCCTATATGACCATGCCTTGTCCGACGAACAGATGTATTGGACGTCACAAGAACCCTACGCCTTCCTCCGCCCCATCCTCCGGCGGCGGTACTTCGTGCCGGCGGGGGCGAACACCGCCGGACCACTCGTCGGCTACAACATTCTAAATAAATCTCTCGTAGGTGGAAAGCTGGTCTCCGCATGAAGCATCTCGGCGATTTCCCAGTCAACGGCAAGGTGGCGCTCCTTTGGAATACGAACGACCAGACCGGGGCCAGCATCACGCGCTCGACGGACGGCACGCTCAAGATTTTCAAGGCGCACGCCACCGCCGCGACCTGGGCCACGGAACGCAGTTCGCTCGCTGGCGTGACCCAACTCGAAGACTTCGACGCCACCGGGATGCACTCCGTCTACATCGACCTCTCCGACAACACGGATGCGGGCTTCTACGCCGCCGGCAATGAGTACCAAGTGGCCATCGTCGGTGCCGTGGTGGACACCAAAACCGTCAATGCGGTGCTGGCGTCCTTCTCCATCGAGCGTGCGGGACTTAGTGCCCAGGCCAAGCTTGATGTGAATGCGGAAGTGGACACGGCCATAGCGGATGCCCGCCTCGATGAGATCCTCGCGGCAGATTCGGACATTGACGGCGCTGCCCCGCCCACGGTGGGCAGCGTGGTTCATGAGATGTTGAGTAAGACCGCTGGGTCGTTCACCTACGATCAGACGACGGATTCACTGGAAGCTATCCGGGACAAGGAAGCAGACATCGAGACCGACACCGCCGAAATCGGCGTGGCGGGGGCTGGGCTCACGGCCATCAATCTACCGAACCAGACGATGGATATTGTCGGCAATATCACCGGCAACCTCTCCGGCAGCGTGGGGAGCGTGACGGCGGCGGTGTCCATTAGCTCCGGCATCAAGAAGAATGCGACGCTCATCGGTTTTGAATTCCTGATGACGGATTCGACCAATCACAATCCGGTGACTGGTAAGACAGTGACCGTGACGCGATCAATTGATGATGGGGCCTTCGCGGCAGGGACGCTCTCGGCGGTGACGGAGATTGCCTTTGGCATCTACGCCGTGGACTTCGGCGCGGGGGATCTCAATGGGCGGGTCATTACGCTCCGGGCCACGGCGGCGGGCTGTGACGATCTCTTCGTGACGATTGTGCCGGACCCGTAGGTGACCGCGCATGAGCGGCATTCTTTCGCAGCGGGGCGGGGCTGGGCATATCCATCCGCTTTACTACATCCAGCCAGCGCGGCTCTGGTCCTCGCGTGGTAAAGGGGCAACCGCGCCGTCCCAATCCTTGCCCCGTCATCCGTGGCTCCTCTATGGACGTTTCGGGGGGGTCCATGGGCAGTTGTTCGTGTGGGACCGGACGCGGCAGAGTGGGGGTGGAGCAGTTCCGACTGAACAGCGCCTGTGGCGGCGGTCGCTCGGGGGATGGCATCGGAGCAGTTCTTGACAGCCTGCGTCGATGTAGCGCATTGTCACGGGGAGGAGACCACCCATGCCTGACGACGACCTGGAGAGCCTCACGCCGTACAGCGACGCCCTGCGGGATCTCACGAACCTCTCGGCCTCGTTCGAAGTGTTCACGAAGATCAAGCCGATCCTGGAGCGGGTGGCCACCATCGAGTCGGCTATCCCCTCAGCCAAGGCCACCCTGGACCGCATCGCGGCGACCATCGACCTCGCGCAAGCGGAACTGGATACCGTCAACGGGAAGATCGACACCGCGCAGGCCACCTACGCGCACACCGTGGCGACCTTGACGCAGCGCGCTACGGACGAGGCGGCGAAGGTGTCGGCGGCCAGCCGAAAAGCCCGGGAAGCCTTCGCCATCCACGAGCAGGAGATGGCCGAGATGCTGGCGGCGACGCAAACGGCCCACGCGGCACGGGTGGCCGACATGGAGGCGGAGGAGCGGACCCAGCGTGGGCGGTTGGAGGCGCTCGCTGGACAGATCGCGGCCGCGGAAAACCAGCTCGGCGTGTTCCGCGAGATGGTGGGGAGGGGCTGATGGCCAACGCCTATCAATCGACGGAATGGATCGTGGACACCGCCGCCTCCACGGTGCTGACGACAGATCCCGTCTCGGTCAAGGGCATCCGCTGGGTCGGGGCGACGACGGCGGGCCACACGGCCGTGGTCACGGATGCCGCAGGGAAGGTGAAGTGGGCCTCCGTCGCCTCTGGCGCGAACTATGTCGAATCGGACAACCTGCTCTCGCGCTCTGGGCCGGGACCCTGGATTGGGTTAGTCGTGCCGACCCTGGCCAGCGGAAAGCTCTACATCGAATTTCAATAGGAGAGACCCCATGGCCGCAATCAAGGACAACGCCAAAGCCGGTACTGGGCATCTCAAGGCCGGCGTCACGTTCGCCACCTCTGCCCGGGCCGGAATGATCGCGTCCGTGCGGAAGCCGCGGGATATTCCAGGCCAGAATCGCCGGGGTGCTGGGAACAAGGGCGCGTTCGGCTAAATGCCCGTCACCACCCAGACGCACAGTACGATCCCTTCGGCATCCGCCGCGTTCCTGACGGATCTGCAAACCTTCCTCGCGGAGGAGGACGCCGAGCGGTATCGGGACATGTTCACCGATTTCGTGGTGAGCGGCGGCGTCTTTCCCGTCGCTTCTGGACTCACGCACACGCCCACGGCCTTGACCGCTTACGCCAACGGGTTCTATCTCACTGAGAGCGGGTCGGTCACTTTTGCGAATGGCCAGAACAACTACGTCATCGCCAATGCCGAGACGACCGGGAATCTCACCGGCTACACCCGCGTCGCGGGCACGCACTATCTCGTCGGCACCGGGGGCTCCGCGCCGGCCTTGCCAGCCGGGGCCATTCGGATCGCCACGGTTGTGACTTCTGGGGGCAACGTCACCAGTTCCACCGACACGCGGGTGCGCTTTGCGTTGAGTTTAGCCCAGGGCGGGATGGCGCAAACGCTTGTCGGTTTACCCGCAGGCACGATCATGGCCTCCGACGGCACCGGCATGGTCCCCGCAACCGTGGTCGGGGCCGGTGGCGTCACGGTCGCCTGGGAGCCCAATTTCTTTCAGATCATTGTCTCCGGTGGTGCCGGGACGAATACCTGGGCCGTGCGGGGCAACCGCTCCTTCGTGGCGACCGTCGCCACGTTCCATCTCGCCGCGGATGCCGTGGTCCTCCGGTCGAGTACGAATACCCAATCCGTGCAGCATAATCCCGGCAGTCTCACGAACACCGTGACGACGGCTGGCCCCATCATCAACGGCCGGGATCAAGCCGCCGCCTTCACGGTCTCCACGTTCGTCCATTTCTACTGGATCTGGAACGGCACGACCCTGGCCTCACTCTCCAGCGCCGTCGCCCCGCCCACGGGGCCGACCTTGCCCACGGGCTACACGATGTGGGCCTACGCCGGGGCCGTGCGCTTCGATGGCAGCTCGCAACTCGTCTCGACGCGCCTCTACGGTGACTGGGCGATGTACGAAACCGCCGTGGTGGCCCTGGCTGCGGGGGCGGCGACCACGGAAACGACCGTGGCGCTCTCCGCGAGCGTGCCCGCGAACGCGACACAGATCCTGCTCAACGTGCAGGCCCGGGGCTTGGGTAATGGGGGGGCTGTGGATACCATCGCCAAGATCCGGTACATCACCGCCAAAGACTATATGACCTCGCGCATCCAGGTGTCCGCCTCGGCCCAATGGAACTCGACCCGGGGCACGGTGCAACTGCCGAACGTGGGACAGCAGGTGTTCTATCTCTGGACGAACACCACCAATCTCACAACCAACGCCCTGGACATCGACGTCCTCGGCTATCAGGTGACGTGATGAGCGTCTTTGTGTGGGATGTGCTCCTGGGCGTCGTTGTGCTCATCGTGCCGTTGCTCTGTTTGTACATCGTCAATACGACCACGAGGCCCCGCTAATGCCTGCGCTCAAAGTCACAGTGCTCGTCGAGGTGGATGGCCAGCCGGTGCCGGGTTTCCCCTATGTGCGCCGCGTCGTGGCGGATGAAGTGCAGGCCTTCAACCCCACGACGAAGGTCGGGGATGGTAACGGGACCACCTTCACAGCCTTGCCGACGAGCGCGATCACGACGATGCAGGGGCTGCTCGTCCGGGCCGATCAGGACGTGACGATCCGCTTGGATGGCCAGACGGATGCCGGGGTGTTGCTCAAGGCGGGGGGCCTGCTCCTCATCATTGATAGCACGATCAACGCGGGCGCCACCACCAACGCGACCGTCAACCTGAATCAGGCCGCCTCCGTCATCGCCAGCGTGCGTGGCCTTGCCATCGGCTCGACGCCATGAGGCTCCATGCGCCTCGTTGAGCGGCATCCTCGCCAAGTCGATCTCGACATCTCGGAAGAGCGGAAGGGGGCACTTCATGCCTATCTGCTCGAAGAAGTCGAGGCGGCCTTAGCCGCTCGGAACCCGCAGGAAGCCGTGTGGCGGGAGAATCTGCGGCTCTACGAGGGCATCCCCAAAAACATTGTCCGCAACATTCCGGTGGAAAACGCGCCGAACACGGAGATCACGCTCGGGGCTATCGCCGCGGACGCCATCTATGCCCAGGTGATTGATCTCGTCTTCACCGTGGTGCCAACACTCACCGTGCGGGCGGTGCATGGCCGGACGAGTCTCCAGGCCGCGAAGGCCCTCCAAGCCTTCATCAACTGGGGCGCGGCCAACGAGTGGGCACTCCGGTCAGCGATCGAACAGTCGGTCCTTGACGACGTGCAGTTGGGGACGGGGTCTCTCTACATCCCGTTCGTGGAGCATCAGAAGAAAACCAAGGTCAAGAAGATCACCTCGCGGGCGCCCCGGATTCTCACCCATCCGATTGAGGACTTGATTCTCCCCGGCGGCGCCGCGGATGATTTACAGGTCGCCCGCTGGGTCGGGTTGCGCTGGTGGTATCTGTTTTCGGAACTGCGGGACAAGGCGAAGGCCAAGAAATGGGACATCACGGGCGTCATCCCCGTCGGGGCGATCGGATGGACCAAATCCCGCCGGGAGCAGCTCGGGCGGACCTCCTCCTCGCAGCAGATCACGGAACTCGCGGAAATCCTTGAACTCTACCTCTACTTCGACATCGACGGGGATGGGTTTGACGAGGATCTCGTCGTGGCGTGGGATCGCACCTCGCAGTCGATTTTGCGCGTGGATTGGAACGGCTACGATACTCGCCCGATTGAGGCGATGCACTATCAGCGCCGCGCCCATCTCTTCTACGGGATCGGGGTCATCGACATGGTCCGGCCCTATCAGGAAGAAACCTCCGACATCCACAACTTCCGCACGCTCAACATGTTCCTGGCGAATGCCCGGTTCTGGAAGGCGCGTGAGGGGTCCGTGCCGGATACCATGAAGGTCTGGCCCGGCAAGGTGCAGTTCATGCAGGACCCGGATGACCTGAAACCCGAACAGATGGCAGACGTCTACCCCAGTGCCCCCGCCGCCGAAGCGATCACGATTTCGCTCGCGGAACGGCGCATCGGGATCAACGATATGTCCACCCCGCGCCCCTCGGCGGTGCTCGGCTCGCGGACGCCGGGGATCACGGCGCTGAGCATGTTGCAGCAAGTGAATCGCCGGTTTACCCCGGCCTTCGACTCGGTACGGTTCGCAGCAGCCGGAGCGGTCCGTCAATGTCTCTACCGTTACCAGGAACGGCTCTTGGCGGGGGACAAGGACGTCGAGAAGCACATTCAGCGCGTCATCGGGGCCGAGGATGGGGCGCTCGTCATTGCGCTCTTGCGCGATCCTGAGTTCGATGAGGCGGTGTCGGTTGAAATGACCGCGAGCAGCGCCTCGGTCAACCGGGACGCGGATCGCCAGAACGCGCTCATGCTGGTCAATATCTTGGCGCAGTATTACGACAAGACGATCCAGTTGGTCGCCATCGCCGCCAACCCTCAGACACCGCCGCAGGTGCGCGACGTCGCCCGGAAGGTGGCGGCGGCAGCCGGGGAGATCATCGACCGGACGATTCGGACGTTCGACACGATCCGTGATCCCGAGGCGTTCATCATTCATGTGGAAGAAGAACTGGATTCCATCGACGGGTTGAGCCGAGACGGCCTCGTCGGATTATCCAATATGGTCGGCGGGTTAGCCCTCGGGATGGGGCAGAATCAACCTCCAGGAGGGCCCAATGGCGGGGAGCCGATGGCGTGAGTGGTTGGGGCAGGATGAAGGGGCTGAGGCGGATTTCATCGCGTGGCTGGAAGCCCGGAAGGCCCAATGTCAGCGGGACCAGGATGCGGCGATGACCTGGGAGGCGACTTTGGAGGCCCGGGGGCAGAAGAAATCACTTGACGCGGTGCTCAAATTCGTCACAATGAGCCAGCAAGAGGAGCGTGTGTATGCCAAACTCCGGTCTATACAAAGCAAGCGCCCTACGTAGGCTTCCGTTCATCGCGGGCGGGGCTGACGGGGAGCCTGACGAGCCCAATCCGAACGAGTCGGAGCCGACAGCCCCCCAGTTCGTCCCCGCCGAGGAGTTTCGCCAGTTCCAGACGACCATGCAGGGGTCCATGTCGGCGTTGACCGAGGCCTTGACCGGGATGCGGCAGACGATGGACACGACGCTCTCCCGTCAACGGGAGCCGGTGCCCACCCCCGATCCGGCGGGGCAGGTGACACGCGCCCAGTACGTCGAAGCCATCCAGCAGGGGGATCTGGCCACCGTCGAGCGGTGGGACGCCCAGCAGGAAGCACGCTACGCGGCTCGGGTGAACCAACTCGAAGCCACCGGGATGGATCAGTTCTCCCAGCTGAACAAGCGGAGTGAAGTCGTCAGTCTCAAGTACTACGAGCGCTTCAAGAAAGACATCGACGCGATGGTCGATGCCCTCCCTCCGCAGATCAAGATGCGTCCGGGCGTCTATGCCTACGCGCACAACGCCATCGTGGGGCAGCACATCGACGAACTCACCGCCGAAGCCCAGGAAGCCGCGCTCCGTAAGCCCGCCGCAGAGGAACGTCCCGAGGCACTCGCCGGGCGCTCGCGCAGTGGACGCGAAGTGGGACGGGACACGACCAAGGTGCCCACGGCCTACGATCTCGGCGGCGAGACGGCGGAGGCGGCCTTGGCGTTTCGCGGCATGACGGAAGACGATCTGGCGAAACGGATGGGCTACCAGTCCTGGCAGGAATACATGACCAAGACGGCGGCGTACAGGTAGGCGACAGCCTTCTCGGTCGCAACATCGAGCAGTCGCTTCCCCCCGGGCGACGGAGGGAAGCATGGCACAGACGATCCCCGTAGGACCCGGTGTAGAGGCGCTCCCGCCCCCAGGAGACGCCCGGCGCGAGGTGCTGAAAGAGCGCGCCGAGCCCCTTGCGCAGGCTGCGGAGGCCGCCAATGCCGACGTCGGCACGATCGACCCGCGCACCTTCGAGGTCGAGAACGAACTCGCGCAGCACTTCAACGAGCTGGAAGTCTCGAATGCCCAGCCGGAGTTTGAGTATTGCTGGGTCCAGTCGGCCTTTCACGGTCGCTACATCAAGTACAAGCTCACTGAGGGCTGGGAAGTCGTCCAGGGGGACATGCCGGAGGCCCTCGAACTCCGGGGCATGGCCGCCGATACCACACGCCGCCTCGGCGACGTCATCCTCATGCGGATGCAGAAGGACCGCTATCTGCGCCTCCGCCGGCAGCGCGAGGCCCATCAACGGGCCATGGAATCCGGCGTGACGACCGCCTTGCAGGAGATGGGGGACCGCTACGCGGGGCAGGGGATCATCGTCCATACCAACCCCAACGACCAACTCCTCAAGCGGATGCAGTCCGGGGCTGCTGCTCGGCAAATGGCGGGGCAACGCTTCGACAAGATGATTCGGACCGGGAATGTCCCCGGCATAACACCATAAGGAGACATCGACCATGGCATTGACCACGCAACCGAAACCCGCCCTGTACGCGAAGCACATCGGCTTCACATCCTCGCCCCTGCTCTACGGGGCCGAGAAGGCGGCTCAGACGTACACCAAGGGCGCCTTCGTGCAGGACGACGACTCTGGGCTCATCACCGAGTCCGCGAGCCCCATCGACGCCTCGGGCGTCACCAAACGCGCCTTCGGGCTCGCGCGGGATTCGGCGACGGGCGTCACCTCGGCCGAAGTGGCGCTCTACTGGCTGGGACCCCAAACCGTTATCGAGATCACGCTGTCGGACTCGACGGCGGGCACTCACACCCTCGCAGCGGCCAATATGTGGAAGGTCTACCCGATCACCAAGGGCACCACGAACTGGTATCTCGACGCCAATGCGGTGTCCGATACCGGCGGCGGGATCGTGGTCGGCTTCAAGGACGCGGTGGGCACGGTCGATGGCCGTGTCTACATGATTCTCACGAACACGGCCCGCGGCGGCGCCAACGCCGGGTCGGGCACCTACTAGGAGGGACCTGACCTATGCCTATCGGCCGCGGATCAATCGCCCCGCTGTTAGCGCCGGATCTCAACCGGGTCTTCGTGGAGACCGGAAAAGAGCGGCCCATGGAGTATTCCCTGTGGGCCAACGTGAGCGAGATGGATTGGAACCCGGACAAGGATCTCCAGGTCTCGGGCCTGGGCACCATGCCCAAGAAGCCCGAAGGCGAGAGCTTCACGCTGGATCAGCCCCTCATGGGCGGCACCAAGACGTATACCGCTGAACCCTTCGGGCTGGCGCTGGAATTTACCTGGGAGGGCTGGCGGGATGAGTTGTACGGCGTGGCGAAAGAAATGGTGGGAGAACTCGCCCGCGCCTCGCGCAACCGCATCGAAGTGGACGCCCACTCTGTCCTCAACAACGCCTTTTCGACGTCCTTCGTGGGCTTCACCGCGGCGGAATCGCTGTGCTCGACCGCCCACGTGGGATTGGATGGCGTGACCCGGGCCAACCGGCCCTCGCCGGACATCGGATTCTCGATCACGGGCCTGCAAGCCGCGAGCACGCGGTTCGAGAACATGACCAACGAGCGCAACCTGCCGCGCTTGATGGCCCCCGTCATGGTCATCCTGGCGCCGGTCAACAAGTTCGCCGCCCGCGAGATCCTCGGATCGAGTGGCCGGCCGTACAGCCCCGACAACGAGATCAACGCCCTCATCGAAGAGGATCTCTCGTGGATGGTGAACCACTACCTGACCACGACCACCAACTGGTTCGTCGCCGCCGCCAAGGGGGTCCATGACCTGAATTTCCGGTGGCGTGATCATCCGATCTTCGATTCCTTCGACGATCCGTGGACCAAAAACGCGATTTTCACCAGCTACCAGCGCCACACCAAGGGCTACGGCTCGTGGAGAGGAATTGACGGCAGCACGGGGTGAGTGAGGCGGAACTGACGCAGTCTGACGCCTTCGGGCAGAGGAGTCGGCCATGAGTTCACGGTTGCGGGAGCTGTCGAGTGCGGCGTTCTCCGGGCTGGGCTTGGTCGGCATCAGTGAAACCCGGCTGGTGGCCAAATCCACGTCGGGCTTGACGCCCTATCAGTACTGGGGTGGCCAACTTCCGGGTGAGTTCTTCCACACGAGTCTCGCCACCGCCTATGGCCTCACGCAAGGCGGGCGGAACGAGGCGATCCTGCTGACGCCGGATTCGCACATCCTGTCGGCCGCCCTGACCTGGGCGAAAAGCGAAACGCATCTCGTGGGCATGTACGGCCCCGCGATGCAGAACCAGCGCTCCCGGGTGGGCCATGCGGCCACCATTGCCTCGCTCCTGACCGTGAGTGGACAGGGCAATACCTTCGCCAACGTCTACTTCCCGTATGGACTCGCCGCGACGGATCTCAACCTGCTGACCGTGACCGGTGCCCGTAACAGCTTCGTCAACTGCCACTTCCTGCCGACGATCGCCACGGCACTGGACGATGCGGCGTTCAAGCTGGTGAGCATCCAGGCCGCGGAGCAATACTTCAAGAACTGCTACTTCGGCGGCGACACGGTGGCCTGGACGAACGGCACGATGATCGATCTGGGCCAGTCCGGGGGATCCCCCGCCCGCGTCGTGTTCGAGAACTGCGTGTTCGTGATGAACGCCGACAACGCGCAGGTGACGTTCCTCAAGACCACGGCCGGCCTGGGCCGCTGCACGATCATCTTCAAGGGCTGCCAGTTCCTCAACCTGGGCACGTCCTTGACGGTGGGGATCGACGGCGCCGGGCTCGGGAACGCCATGATGTTCTTCGACAACAACTCGTTCTTCGCGGGCTGCACGGACGTGGTTGCCGCCGCCAACGAGGCGGCGGTGTGGTTCGCCCCGGCCAACACGCCGGTCAACCAGGTGACGGGCGGAAATTCCGTGGCGCTCTTCAACGGGCTGGCGTGCCACCCGGATCTGAGCTAGGCCATGCCGAGCAGCGAGGTGATGGCGAAGTTCAAGGCCGGGAAGCTCCATAGCGGGTCGAAGACCGGCAAGAAAGTCACGGATCAGAAGCAGGCCGTGGCCATCATGAAGAGCGAGGAACGGAAGGAACAGAAAGACGGCGGGAAGTACCGCCATACGGGTCGGGTGCGGCAGGTCCGGTCGGCCTAGCATGGCCTGACCATGCCGCCACCCTTCACCGTCGAGTCCTGCGCGCGGGAGGTGCTGGCCGCCATCGACACCTCCGCCGGGCATCTCCTGTGTGCCCAGTGGGTCGCCCGCCGGTATCAGCGGATCGCCAGCCGGGGCCGCCTCCGTCATCTTCGCAAGGTCGGCGAAGTCGTCCTCCCGGCGACGATGTCCGCTGGCACGGTGTCGGTCACCCAGGGGTCGGTGGTGGTCACGCCGGATGCGACGGCCGCCGCGGCCTGGGCCACGCCCACAGGCTTCTCGACCGATCCAGCAAACCCGAGCCTGTCTCTCGTGGGTCGCTTCATCCGGCCCGCCATGAACTGGTACGAGATCGCGGCCGTCATTGGATCAGGCCCGATCACGGCGCTCCAGCTCACCATCCCCTTTCTCGAAACCACGAACGCCACGGCATCGGCCACGATTGCCGAGCAGCGCACGCGCTTGCTGCCGACCGTCCGGTGGCTAGGCGACATGGTTCATATGCGTCGGGGCCAGTTATTGGAGAACGTGAGCCTGGCAGAACTCGATCATGAAGACCCGGATCGCCGGTCGGCCGCTGCTGGCGGAGGGCCGAGCGCGTGGGCGGAAACGGCTGTCGATACCGATGGCACCAAGCGGGTGGAGTTCTTCCCGTATCCGAGCCAGGACGAATTGATCCGGTACGTCTACTGGTCCACCCCGCCGGAACTCGCCTTCCATGCCCCCCTGCCTCCGCAAATCGACCCGCACGTCATCATCGAGGGTGCCCTGATTGACGCGATGCGGTACGAGGCCGCCCAGGCAGTGCGCGCCGGGAAACCGGACCTGGCGGGCTACTGGATGAACGCCTACCGGAGCCAGGCGACGGCGTGGGAGAACCAAGTCATCGAGGCCATCCGCTCGGATCTCGGGGTGGACGATGTGACGATGATTCTGCAACTCCCGAGGAATTTCGGCCTGGGGGCCCGGCGCGACACCATCACGGCGCGGGACATTGTGTTAGATAGATGGCCGATCTAAGATGCCCTACGTCGCCGGGCAGCTCGTGGATCAGCTTCTCGCGCGGGTCCGGGACACGCACGCCCTCGGCACCTCGCGCGTCACCTGCCGGCTCCTGCTGACGCATCTTCAGCGAATCGTCAACGCCCGAGATGGGTACGTGGTCGATACCCTGAGCTTCCCGACCGTGCCCTACCAGCAGATCTACAAGGTGTCCGATCCTGCTCAGGCCCCCGCGGCGCTGCGGATGCTCGGGGTCCAGGAGGGCGCGCGGGATCTCAAGAAGGTGCTGTGGAAGGAGTTTTGGTATTTCGATAGAGCCTGGGGTCGGGCCATCGGGCCCCAGTTTGAACTCTGGTCGATGATCGGGCGGGATCTTCTGGTGCTCTGGCCCTCGAAGCCGGCGGCCGATACCGTGACCCTGGTCTACGCCAAACTCACGGCGGATCTCAGCGACGATACGGTGGCCATTGAACTTCCCGATGACACCGTGCCCCTGCTGGTGGATCTCGCGGAGGCCCTCATCTGCCTCAAACAGCGGGTCTATAGCCCGCTCACCGCCCTCGCAGCGAGCCTGCAAGGCCGCCTCGTGGCCTCCTGACCCATGCCGAAAGTTGATGCCCTGGCCTTCGTGCGGCTCCTCGGAGGCATCGCCACCGAAACGCCGCAGATCGATCACTATTACGCCGACATCGCCACGGATCTGGGCCATCAAGGCCTCTTCACGACCTGGCAACTGGTTCCAGCGGTGGCCAGGCAAGGCAGTTACAGCGTGGACGCGGCCATCGTGGAAATCCTGGGCGTCTTCTACGACGACGTCCTGTTGTCCAGGGTCACGCTCCGGGAACTGGAGGCCCATGCCCCGCACTGGCGGGATCTCGTGGGCGCGCCCATCGCGTACACCACGGAGCAGCTCGACCGCCACGAGATCCGGCTGTTTCCATCTCCCGAATCCAGCGCCGACCCCGAGATCTTTGTCCACGGCGCCCCGTTCGGTCTCGACTATCCCCGAGGCACGATCGCCGTGATTGCCAGCGACCTCCGCGTGGACTATCCGACGTGGATTGACCTGCCGTACAGCTTGGCCGTGCTGGCGAGAGAATTCCGCCGCGACAGTGACCATCGCAACGTGGCCTTTGCCGATGCCTCGCAGGCGCTCGGGGGCCTGCTCATGACGATGGTGGTGGGCAGCTAAGATGCCGCAAGAGATCCTCAGCGTGGCCCCGGTCCAAGATAATACCGTCAACGGGATCAACCGCTTGATCGCGGAATTGAACACGCGGCTCCTGGCCATCTCGACGGAGCTGGGGGCGCTGAGCGGGCGGGACAGCCAGCAGCCAGTCTATCATGCCGCGCTCGATCTCAACGGCCAGCGGGTGACCAATGTGGGACGGAGTACCCGGGACACCGACGTCGTGACGCGCATCGAAATGGTGGATAGCGGGCTCTTCTCTCGACGGATCGGGGAGCCGCACGTCGCCGCAGAAGTCATCATTGCCTCCAAGGGGCTCAAAACCGCGTTCGTTACGGGTCCGGGGTTCGCGGTGAACGCCGATCAGGTGATCCAAGCGGTGTTAGGTCAGTTTGCGGGCAATCCGACGTTCTCCGGGAATCCCACCTTTTCCGGCGCGCCTAGTTTCACGGGCACCACCACCCTCTCGGGCCCCACCAATATCTCCGGCACGGCCACCATTTCCGGCGTGCAGCGGTGGCCTCCCGTCACCCCGGCGGCCTTCACGGGGAACACCGACAACTACGTCATCGCGGCGGGGGTCGTGTTCCGGCTCTCGGCGACTGGGGCTGTGGATCTCACGGGGATCGTCCCCGCCGGGTCAGGGCATCTCCTCGTGCTCTTCAACGTGGGGGCCAACGTCATCACGCTCAAGCACGAAGCGACCTCCACCGCCACCAACCGTTTCCACTTCTCAACGGGCCTGGATGTCACGCTCGCCGTCGATGGGGCCGTGACGCTTGTGTATGACGGGACCACCACGCGGTGGCGGGACTGGGCGGTGCGCTAGTGCCGCTATTTCTCGTATTCGTAGGAGGACACGTCGCTGCCTAGGGTCAGGTGGAGAAATTTTACAGGTGGTTTTTGGCCGATGGGGTCGCGCGACGCCATCCCGCCGAACACGGCACGGCGCGCGGAAGGCATCGCGCCCCAGAAAACCTCCGCCTTGCGCTCGCGCTGGGGCTCGACCCTGCTCGCGGCGCTCGATGCCCATTCGGTGTTCCGGTTCGCGGCCCATCGGTATGCCGGTGTCAGTACCCGGTACTATCAAATTGATCCCACGCCCCCGGTCCTTGGCGGCCCCGCGCTGATCTACTCCGGTCTCGATGGCACCAAGCTGACGCAAGCCGTCATGCCGCCGACGCTTGGCGCCCAGGACGTCGCCTTTCTCGCCGGTGGTGGGGCGCTGTTCAAGGTGTCGCAAGCCGGCGTCGCATCGAAGTGGGGCATCGACCCGCCCCCGGATGGCTTCACGGCCACGGGGGCGTCCCAAACAACCAAGGCCATCGACGCGATGGAAACGGCCGCTGGGTGGACGGCGGCTGGCTGCGTGCTGAGCGATGAAGCGACGATCAAGCAGGAAGCCACCAAGTCCATGAAGATGGTCGTCGCTGCGGGGGTGGTCGCCACCGCGACGAAGGCCATCACGGTGGATCTGAGCCTCCTGGCCGCAGGCGTGGTGTCGCCCCTGGAGGACTTCATCACGGTGTGGCTCCGGGTGGATCTGCCGGAGAACATGGCGGCCGCCAGCCTCGCCTTCGATATTTCCGGCGCGGCCTTCGCGTCCGACTATTACCAGTACACCGTGCCCGTCTCCACCCAGCAGCTCCCGGGCGGGCAGCCCTCCCAACAGGTTGTGGGCGTGGGGTCGTTGCCGCAATTCGCCCACGGACAAGACCCGGCGCTCTTCGGGGTCACCGATCCCCCGGAATTCACGGCCGTGCAGACGGCGGTCGGGCAGACCTTCGTCCCCGCGCTCCATGACAACTGGGTCCTACTCCGCATTCCCAAGTCCATCTTTCTCCGCGCGGGCACGGCGGCCAAGACGTGGGCCGATGTGGTCGCCGTCAAGCTCGGCATCACGGCCAACGCCAACGGCGCGGTCACCGCGTACTGGGACGATCTCAAGCTCGGGGGCGGGGTCGGGATGCAGGGGGATTACGCCTATCAGGTCGTCTTTCTCAACTCCGTTACGGGGTCTCGGTCGAATCCGAACCCGACGCAAGTCGAAGCCTTGCAGGTCAAGCGCAACGCCGTGGCGTTGGCGGGGTTACCTGTGTCGTCCGACCCGCAGGTGGATAAGTTGGAGATTTATCGCACGGTAGGCAACGGCACGATCAAGTTCCGGGTCATCACTATTGATAACGGCACGACGACCTCCACTGATAAGGTAGCCGACTTCGCGGGGTTGGACTCGACCACCGACTTGTTGATGGACTCCTTCCAACTCCAGACGGATAACGTCCGCCCGAACGATTCATGGGATGATGCGGTCGGCCCCTTCGCGGGGAGCATGTGGTGGGCGCGCTCACCCCTAGCTGGAGAACGGGGGCGGCTCTTCTATTCGCCTCCTGGGCGAGCGGAAGCCGCGCCAAACTTTCTGGACATCACCTCCGATGAGGAGCCCATCCAGAAGGCGATGGTGTGGAACGGGTCGATCTGGGTGTGGACGATTGCGGGGCTCTACCAGGTGGCGGGCACCGCCGAACCCTTCTACACGCGCAAGGTCTACGGGGTGCCGGGCACCAAATGGCCGTTCACGGTGACGATCACGCCCTATGGGATCGCCTATTTGGCGGATGACGGACCGCGGCTGTGGACTGGCTCGGTCAGTCAGTTGATCTTTCCGCAGGCCGTGGCCTTGCTGTTCAAGGGGGAGTTGCTGGAGGACACCGCGTTTGTCGCCTAAGAGCAGAAGGGATCGGTCGTGATTCTGTCGGGCTACGACTATCTGCCAACGACGGACATCCAATCGTCCACGACCACGAGTCTGCTCACCGTAACGGTCTGGACGACGACTGCCAACATTCCGGCGAATAGCTCGCTGACGATTCGATTCTATACGGATGCGGTCTGTGGCGGCGCCCCGTCCACGCAGATGACGGTGCCGATCAGCAGCCAGCCGGCTGGGGGGCGGCCTGCGGGCACGGTCATCGTGGATTATAGCACCGTCTCGCCTACGCCCCTGACCTACGATGTGCTCTTCACGAGCGGAAACGTGGCGGTGGTCTCCTCGGCTGCGAGCCCCTGCCAGGCCTTCCCGACCTTTCCACCCACTACCGATGGTCCCTACATCACGAAGTTCTGGAGTTCCCTCACGGGGCTCGTGGGGAGCTGGACCGCGTCTCCGCCAGGGATCTTCAGGGACCGGGATGTGTTTCTCGGGCGCTTCTACGCGGCCCGGGGGTCCGTGTGGCGTGGGCAGGCCGGCGTGGGCACCGATGTGGTCGTCTACAGCCCGCGCTTTGGCGTGGCGCGTAGCAACGACGGCGGGGCGACCTGGTACAGCGTGCTCCAGCCAGGGGACTGGCCGTACTACGATTTCATTGGCGACTTCACCCTCAGTGAATGGGGCACCGACGACTTTCTCGATTTCGGGAACGGCACGATGTACGCCCTTGGTCGCTATACGATTGACGGGCTCACTACCACCTTCGATCTGTTGCGGTCCGTGGACGCGGGTGCCAGCTTTCAGATTTACCGGCCAACCGTCTTTGAGAACACCTCGCCCAGCGGTCTGCGGGCAGGGATCAATCTCGGGAGCGGCATCGGCCTCGTGACGGCGGAACAGACGGGTGTCAATCCCCCGGCGCGCGTCTGGCGGACTACGGATTCCGGGGCTACGTGGACGGAAATTACCCTGCCCGCGCCCTCGGCCTCGGTCACCTGGTCCGGGATCACCCAGTTCGGCCAGTTTCCCGGTGGTCGGATCGTCGGTGTCGGCTGGAAACAGATCGCCTCGCGGCGTCGGCCCGTCGCCTGGTATAGCGATGATCTTGGCCTCACCTGGACCCTCGTCAATGCCCCGATCGCGGCGCTCGACACGAATACGCAGCATCCAATCACCTCGGCGATCGTGGTGGGCACCCGGATGGTGGTCGGCATCAATATGGGCGATCCTGGCGTCGCTGACCTTGATACGGAGCCGTTCTACTACGAATCGACCGATGGCGTGACGTGGGTCGCTGGCAGTTTCCCTGATGGCCCGCCGAACGTCGTCGTGGGTGGCAATTACCAGATGACGCTGGCCGACGATGGGGCGGTGTTGGCCTTTCAGAGCTGGGCCGGCGTCATCGCTACTGATGGCATTCTTCACGTCTGGCGCGGCACGACGGCGACGACGCCGATCGCGTGGCATATTGTCCTCACGATCAACGAGAATCCAGGCAATGTGACGTGCCGGCTCCCATACTACGGCACCAATATCGGGGCGCTGCCGACGGGGGCAGCCGCGATCGTGACGACGATCCTCACGGGCACCAGTACCACGCCGCCATCGCCGGAACCCCCGCCCACTCCCCCGCCGCCCACGCCGCCGCCTCCGCCGCCGCCCCCGCCGGAGCCACCGCCGCCATCGCCACCTCCCCCGGTCCCACCCCCGGAGCCGCCGCCGCCTCCGCCG